GACTTTCAGAATTAACGTTTTGATAGTTAACCCCTTAAATTGGTTGACCCGTGGACTTTCAAATTCAAATCTAGGTTTCAAGACTTTTAGGTTGATTTCCACTAATATGTGTTTAACAGAAAGAGATCCCTTCTGGGGGTCCCTGCTTTCCTTTTGCGCGTATGGTCCACAACAGTCCGAGGAGTACCTCGGGGCTCAGAGTGATGTGCCATCCTTTGAGTTTTTAAGTTCCAGTGGCACTGCTGCCTTTGTGGAGGGGGCTTCGGTCTTGCTTAAGCATCATGGTGCAAGTGAGATCGTCGTCGAAAGTTTCGATCGACAGATACGAGACTACCTGAATACTTCTAGTGAGTTGGTTTGGTTGGCCAGGATAAAATATCTGGTCACCTTCCCTCTCGCTAAGTATCTGCGTAACCCTTTACCGAAAGCTCCTCTTTTGCCTTTTCGTCCATCCGGTTCCTTTCGCGGATGGATGAAGGCGAGATTGATCGCTTTCAACAAGAAAAATACCCACCTCTGGTGTTCTTTCTTGCAGCTCAAGCGTTGTACCGACCCCCTATCGGAACAATACAAACTTCGAGCTTTCGACGAGCATCTTCGGACGCTGCGTCAACCCGACCCGGGCCGTTCTGATATGATCGAGGGGATCATGGAGAATCGCTTTTTCAAGCGTATCCTTAGAGAGATTAGAGATGATCTTCCTCACACTTTGGGTGATGAGGATCTCTTTACGCCTTCGAGGGGTGCGTGTTGGGAAGTGAATCGCTGTTCTGGCGGTCAGATCCGGGCGTTTGCGACTGTTTATAAGAAACATTCGATGTGGAAGTCTTGTACTTTCTCGTCTGATGATTTCTTGGTCGTGATGAAGGAATTACCTGTTTTAGGTCATTCTTTTTGGGAACGACATGTTGTAGAAATTAGAACTCCTCTTCCTTATGAGGAGTTTATGGAGAATGCTTCTTTTGTTCTCGACAACCTTCCTTTACGTTGTCAAATTTCTGCTGTCATGGAGCCCTGTAAGGTCAGGGTGATTTCTAAGGGTCCTGCTAGAGAATATTATTCTTGTAAGTCTTTGCAAAAAGCTTTATGGAAACTCCTTGTGCGGTATCCTTGTTTTCGCTTGATAGGTCGTCCAGTTTCGCCGACTGACTTATTAGATCTTTTAATCCATACTGATCCTTTTAGTATTCCAAATGCTGAATGGGTCTCTATCGATTGGCGGGCCGCGACCGATAATCTTTCTATGATTCTTTCTACGAGGATTCATTCTGAGGTTGTTGATCGTCTTCCGGTAGAACTCATCTTCTTAAGTCGAAAGGTCCTTGGTGCCCATTCGCTTTATTATGGTGATGTTCGGAGAGGTGATGAGGTTTTGACTTGGAGTGATCCTTTGTTAAATACCTGTCGTCCTCTTGGTTCTATTATGGATCCTTCTTATCGTGCGGAGGATACTCCTGATAACATTAGTTATTTTGGACAGATGACTCGTGGTCAACTCATGGGTTCTATTCTTTCTTTCATCTTTTTATGCCTTGCTAATTTGGGCGTTTGGCTGTATGTGATGGACTCGTTGCTGTATCAATATGATTTCGAACAAGTTTTGAAAATGATTTTGATTAATGGTGATGATGCTGCATATATTGGTAATCGTTCTATAATTACTCGTCATGAAGAAGTGGGAAAAGGAGTCGGATTTGAGTTATCACTTGGTAAGACTTATTATCATCCGTCCTATGTTAATATTAACTCAACTTCTTTTCATGTTCCTATTAGTTCTAATTGGAAAGAGGTATGTCGAAGGGGTATTTGTTCTGATGTTACTTTAATCGAGTGGCTTCCTGTTAATCTAATTTTCGGGAAACATAAGGTTCAAGGGACTGATGAGGGAGAGGGTAGTGATTCGCTTCTAGAAAGGTACTCTGAAGAGAGTTTTCCTGACTACAAGTTATCTTCTTCTTCTGCGCTTCGGAATTACACTAAATGTTCTTCGAAAGGAGATTATTTTGGTGGTCTTCTGGGTTGGATACGTAGCCGGGGGCTTGATGAGATTGGACTGGCTGGAGCCAGCTCTATGTTCAACCTTGTCGTTGGAGGGGCACTTCCAGGGAAGGCTCTTGAGGTTGCTAAACTATTCTTAAGTATTAATAAGTCTAGTCTGCAGACCGAATCAGTGGCTTTGGTTGCGAATCGAGGGGCTTACGTTCCTTTTTTTCGTAACTATTTTTTGCCTGTCCATCTTGGCGGCTTGGGTTTCGTTTGTCCTGAGGGTTTTAAATTCTTTGTAACTGGTTTACAACGGCGGGTTGCAAAATCCTGCATTAGTGGCTATGTTTTAGAGAGTAGACCTTGTCAGTTTCGAGAGATTCCAAGTTTAGAGCGAGATTTTTCCGATTTTCGTGATCCTACTGTTCGTTTTCCCAGCTTCTCTATTGAGGGTTGTCGTAAACTAAGTGGTATTAAGTCTTTAGGTCAAACCGTTCTTCGGCGAGATGGTCGATTTATTCCGATTCGTGATGCTGATAAGATTTGTCATATCTTAGATTGGTTAGGTGATCAAGAGAGTCTTCCACCTTCTAATGATTCTGATCTTTCCTTCTTTTGGGGAGATTGGTTTCGTAAGGTCTGGAAGTGTTAGGTGAATGTATTTGTTTTTGTGAATGGGAGTAAATTCCTCTTTGAATTTCAAGTGTAATATTTCTTTCGAATGGTATTCGTGTACTATTTGTTAGTTGTGTTTCTGTTCTTGAAAGGAGATTTGAAAAATTCCTTAGGAGTATTTGTCTGTTTCCATCGGACTGCTCCGGGTGTTTGTTTGATTTGGATGTTTGTCTGTTTTCATCGGGCCATCCCACGCGCGCATTTTGTCGACTGTAGTGATACTTTAGGCTTTGTTAGCGCTTCTTGTTCAAATTTATGCTCTTTCCTTTGATGGTTCCTATGGGGTCCCATAGATTAAATAGCCCAAAACGGTGAGTTATCGGATCGTTCCTTTTGAAATCCGCTCAGCTTCTAGCCACAATCTTTGGTGATTGTTTACTGACCTTCTTTGTTCGTTTATTTACTGACCATATATCTCTTTCCTTTGCCTACGGGACGTCACTAGAGGACGGTGGTAATATATATATAGGTGAATATGTTTAAATACAGAATGATATAGAAATAGGTGAATTGATTATTATATTGATTGTTGAAATGGCAGGTTGAGGCGGTGACGAGAGGCTCTGATAGCCCTTAATACTTACGTGCTAAGTTTGATGTGTTTGGAATGTGTGTTGGCGCGCGATGCTCCCTGTAATGATGAGGTAGGGCCTTCATTTCACACTTTCTAGATCTATCATTAAATGCCGAGAGACTGCACGGGTTAGCCTATCTTCAAAAGAGTAGGTTCTATGGGATGAACAGTCCGCCCTGCTCGGGTGGATCCCATACAAGAGCAAACATAATGGCCGATTCTATCGACGTTATGTCCGTTCCCTCGCGGAACATTATGATACATGATCCTTCTGGTGCTAATAAGCATGCAGAATATATTCGAGAGCTGATTCTTAGTCATGACTCTGAAGTGATGTTGCAGTTGATGTCTTGGTGTCTTCCTGGTGATGCCGAGCCCCATAGATTAGCTACAACACTTGGTTCTAAGCCCACTGCTATTGCCAACCCAAAACAACCTGTAAATGTTGTTTTTCCAGTTAACAATGTGAATTCGGATTTACAAGTGGATACCACTATGTCTTTCAAGTTTGCTGATGTTTTGAGATCTCAAGTGTATAACAAAGGTCTTAATCCTGGGCAGATTAGTCAGTACGTTGGTGATTTTCACGTGAATGTCCCTGACACGCCGATGCCATGTTACCCTGATTATTCGATAACAGGACAGCGTGGTTTTGCTATAAATAACGGAGTGAGTACAGATGAACCCCATGGTGATACTCTATATCTTGGTCGCGTCGGAAAATCTGATGAGCATCGATGCTTCCTCCTTACCCAAGGTCAGGAAGTTGTTGTCGTTTATAATGGTATTCCTGCAGGACGACTTATTTCTACTACTCTCCTTAGAGTGGCTGGTTCTAAGTATACTGTTGTCGCTACTAATGATTTGACCGGAAATGGTATCGCCCAAACGACTATTTTCGCACCTGGAGTCATTAATGAAACTGGGTATTATGCCCTTGAGATGTCTAATTCTAATTTCCAAGCAGGAGTTGGTATTGCTGGACTTGACGGTAACGTTCTCTTAAATGGGAATGGAGCTGGTGGGTCTTTAGCGAACGGCTCTTTTTGGTGTCAGTTGCCGACTTCTCAATTCGATATGATAGACGAAGCTGTTAATTCTTATCATATTAACGGCTGTTCTTTGATGTATACTAATACGTCTCCCCCTGCATATCGATTAGGGCAAACTACTATTTTTCAATGTCCTTCTCAGTCAAATTGGCTTGATTTTGTCGATTTCAATCAAATCGCAAATGATCGAGATTCTGCTTTGATAGAGGCAGTTATTGGAGGTTATGTTTTTCGTAAGCCCACATCTATGGATGAGCTTGCTATGACTGCGCCTTCTCGAGGAGGAACTGTTCCTGGTACCTCCGAGATCGATTTTAGCTTTGAGCTTTTCCCTACAGCGGGACCACTGGTTATTGCTTGCAAGATACCGGTGTCGACTCCTACGGGTAGTTCGGGCTATTGGACGACTGCTGATGTCGTTGAATTCACTTCTTTGTTCAAATGGTTCACTACAAAGATAGAGATGACTGATGATCCTTTGCTTTTGGATCGTTTTCTGATGCATTTGGCACGAATCCCCCAATATCACACGAATGATTTTCATTTTTCTGATATTTGGGAAGGGATTAAGGATTTCTTTGGAGGTGTGTGGGATACTGTTAAAGAGGTCGCACCAGTTGTGGCCCCACTTATACCATTCCTACTAAGCCCAAGTGGTGGAAATCCTAATTCACCGGGTGCTGGTACGGTGAAGGCTCCTCGTCCACAAAAGGAGCAGCTACGAGCTGTTGAGACTGTACATGATTCCCTTGTGAATTCATATACTAAGAAGGACTTCGCGTCCTCTCTTCAGCATTCTTTGCGTCTTTTAAAACCAAAGAAACCTATAAAAGCTGCTGTTCCTGAGAAGCCTAAACCGCATCCTCTTCCGTCTGCACCAAAGAAGCAACCTGTGAAGGCTGTTCCTGCAGTACAGAAGAACAAAGCAACCGTTAAGGCGGCGAAGAAGAAGTAGGTTCTTCTTGGAACTTGGGTTCGCTGTGTACCTTATTTGAAATTACAGCTAAACCGATGGATCTTTTCTCTCTTGAGCGAGAGTTTCATCGTGTATCGAAAATCTCGATCGGGGATTTGAAGCCTTATCATTCGTTTCGTGATATTGCTCGTTCATCGTTATCATCGTGGAATGTTAGAATTATTGTGTATGCCTTTATCCATAAGCGTCTTAGATGCTATTTTAATTGGATTCAATCTTTTGATTATAATGACTCCTTTGTTACTCTTTGTGGTAACACTGGTGAGCATTATTTTGAACACTTTGTCTTCCCTTTTAATACTATTCTAGACCAACTTATTGAATCGGACTACCCTTTTCTTCGAGCTGAAGCTTTGTTAGCGAAATTCTTGCAAAATCAGGAAGTGCCTGATTTGGTTTCTATTTTCGATGCGACTTTTCTTTCAAATAAGTAGCATAATACATAATTAACGGATTTATGGGAGAACGTGCTTTCCCACCGTCGAACCAGATCCCGGCTGCTGCCGGGTTGCATGCTAGGGTGCCGCATGAACCTTAGTTTGAAGTAAATAAGTTGATTAAGTTAAATTCTTACTGGTCTTGAATCGTTTGAGAAGTATTCTAGTCTCTTTATTTTGCGGATTAAATGCAGAGGGGCCAGGTTAGCAACTGGCTCAAGGAGGTACCTTTCGACTTCCTTATCTATTCATCTATAGCTATCCTAATTGCTTAGAACATAATTTCTTGGTCACGAGCTTGAGTAGTGATCTTCAACTCGTTTCGGCTTTGGTAGATTAAATAGCCCTTATAAAGGCATCTTATCAGAGGCGAGCGGGGAGTAGGGAAATAGTTATCAGAGTAATCAGAGTGTGTGATGGTGAAGAAATAGGGGGGGAGAGGGGGGAAC